ATGGGACGACAGGTAAAGCTAGCAGGTGATAGAACTTTCCCACCCGTTACTTTTACTTTTTATGAAGATACTGATTATACCGTTCGTCAAAACTTTGAGGAATGGATGTCAGCAATGAATCGAAATGAAGCCAATACGGGCGACCCTCGACCTCGTGATTACTATGGTGAAATTATACTTGAACAACTTGACCGTGAAACTGGTTCTGGAAGTTTGTACACATATACATTAAAAGACTGCTTCCCATCAGAAGTTGGCTCTATCTCAATAGGATATGACCAGAATGATTCAGTTGTTGAATTTCCCGTAACATTCGAGTTAAATTATTGGACATCTGACGGTTCTGTAGACTAATTCAATAATCGTATACTCATAAATTATGTCATTTCTAGAAAATCTAACTAATATGTTTAAACCATTTTCAGACTCAACTAAATTTGAGTCTGAAAAAAATGGTAAAACCTTTTCTTTGCCATCGAAAGACGATGGAGCTATTGAGATTGATGTTGAACAGCCATATTTCAATACGGGAAGCATTCAGCAACTAAATCTCAATGAAATTCCAACAAAAGAAGGTGAGCTATTACATACATACAGAACAATGGCTCTAAATCAGGATATAGACCGAGCTATTCAAGAAATATGCAACGAAGCGATTGTGATGGAAGATTTACAAGCAGATGTTAAGCTTATTCTTGATGACGTTGACTATTCTGAAACTGTTAAAAAGAAAATACTTGATGAATTTGAAGAAGTTTTAAATCTTCTTAATTTCAAAATAGATGGTTACGGAATTTTTCGACAGTGGTATATCGACGGAAAGTTATATTTTCATAAAGTCGTTGATGAAAATCATCCAAACAAGGGTATTGCAGAATTAGTAGCAATCGACCCGTTGAATATGAGACTAATTCGAGAATATGTAAGAGAAAGTGTAACATCTGAATTTGATATTTATGAATTGTCAAAAATAAAAGAGTATTTCATTTATTCAAGAGAAGAAATTACATCCGAAAATTATTCACTTGACAAATCAACAGCGATACAAATACCCAAAGATTCAATTGTTTATGTAACATCTGGATTAATGTCATCAGATGGAAAAACTGTATTAAGCCAATTATATAAATCAATCAAATCACATAATAACCTAAAATTGATGGAAGATTCCTCAATTATATATCGAGTATCTCGCGCACCTGAAAAACGGGTTATTTATGTAGATGTTGGTTCATTACCAAGTAAAAAAGCTGACCAGTATCTTAAAAAAGTAATGGATAGGTTTAAACAAAAAGTTGTTTATAATGCAAATACGGGTGAAATATCAAATAGGAAAAACTATCAACCATTTTTAGAAGACTGGTGGTTGCCAAGACGGGAAGGTCAACGTGGTACAGAAGTATCAACATTGCCATCAGCTCAAAATCTTGGTGAGATGGATGATATTTTATATGCAAAAACCAAGCTACAAGAATCTACTAACGTCCCACTAACTAGATTCCAACAAGAAAGCGGATTTAATATTGGAAGAACTACAGAAATAACACGGGATGAAATTCGCTTTCATAAATTTATTGACAGAATGCGTAATAAATTCTCAGATTTATTTAGAGATTTATTAAAGTCTCAATTAATTTTAAAAGGAATTATCAGGGCGGAAGAATGGGAAACAAAGCTTGAAAATGATATTAAATTTTCATTTTTAAAAGATAATTATTTTTCTGAACTAAAAGAACTTGAGATTTTTCAAGAACGATTAAATGTAATTCAAGACATAATGAATAGCGAAATTGCAGGAAAATATATTTCTCATGAAACTATAAGAAAAAATATATTAAAGCAGACAGAAGAAGAAATAGAAGAAGAAGATAAACTCATAGAAGCAGAAAAATCAAAGTCTCAATTTGCAGACGATGAAGACGACGACGGTGGGAATTCTGATTATTCTAATTTTGATGATAATGATAATGATGAAGATGAAGATGGTGAAGAAGAAGACGAAGAAGAAAACAATTCTAAGGATTCAAATGATAATGATGGAAACGATGAAAAAGATGAATCAAAGAATTAATAAATCCAATAATTATATATATTAAATAAAAGGTAATAAAGGTTCAGTATGTCAAGCGTTAATAATTTATATACAGATTTAGTAATTAATAAAAAACCAGCTCAATTTAAGGAAGCCGTTGTATCAGCTTTACAAAAAAAGGCATTAAATAAAATAACAAGTCAAGCACAAATTATTGGACAAAAAATGTTTAAGGAAAATAAATAAAAGTGATTCAATTTAAGACTTTAATAGAGGGCATAAATTTAGTTAATTACGGAATAGATGTAACTGCTATACTGCAAAGTTTGGGGCTTCAGTTTAGATTTGTTGATGATTATTTAATTGTTGATGATTTAAATAAACAGGATGTTGAGCTTGTTAAATTCTCATTGCCAAAAGATGTGGATTTTGAAGTTTATATAAATTCAGATGAAGATACAGATGAAGATACAGATGAACCCTTGGATTTTGATGAATCTACAGAAAATGATACATTTTTTATTATAATATTTTTATATAATACTGCTATTGTTGATAAAAATTTAACAGAAGCAAAACGAGTTATAAAAGTCAATGCTAAAGGTGCTAGACGCATTAAAATGCAATGTAGAAAAGGTTATAAGTGGAATGGTACAACTTGTCAAAAAATCTCAGGTCAAGAATTAACCAGAAAAAAACTCGCAATAAGAAAAGCAATAAGAACCAAAAAATCTAAAGGTTCAGGGTTTAAACGACTAATTGCACGAAAAAGAAATAAAGCGATGAAAAAGCGCAAATCACAAGGATTGAAATAAATGAAACTCATTGTTGAAGAAGTTGAAGAAGTCAAGCAAACAATTGATAAAGATAAAAAAGAAGTCTTTATCGAAGGTATATATGCACAAACAATTAAAAATCATAATGGCAGAATATACCCTAAACCAGTTCTTGAGCGCGTAATCAGGGAATATAAACGTGATTTTATAGATAAAAATATGGCATTAGGTGAGCTTAATCATCCAACTACTCTTGCAATCAATCCTAAAGAAGTCTGTCTAAAAACAATAGATGCAAAATGGATTAATGAAGAAAATGTTTGGGGAAAATCTAAATTAACGAATACCCCAAATGGACGTTTAGTTGCAAATCTTGTTATTGACGATGGTGTCCAATTGGGGGTATCGACCCGTGGTAGTGGTAGCGTAAAATATTTATCTGAAGGTACAGTGGTTCAGAATGACTATTTTCTAAAATGTTGGGATGTGGTTACAGACCCAAGCGCACCGGAAGCATTTGTCAATGGAATAATGGAAAATCGTGAATGGATTTTTGTTGATGGTGTGTTAGTTGAACAGGAAATTGAAAGCATCAAAAAAGAAGTAAATCATCAAATGTCAAGAATCCAAACATTTGATAAGAAAGCTTTTCAAGAAATTTTCGATAAAATTTATGATAATGTTATTCATAAAAGTTAAAAAATTATGAAAATCAATTATTATACATATAAGAAACAACAATAAAAACAAAAAAAAGGACGTTAAAGAAATGACCCAGAAAAATAAAAAAATCTTAACAGAATCAGAAACTCAGAAATTGTTTGAAGGAATGGATGTTTCACCAGAAGCCCAAGAAAATTTTGCAATGCTTTTTGAAACTACATTACTATCTAAACTTGAAGATGAAAAAAATTATCTTAAAGAAGAGTTTGAGATTAAGTTACTATCTGAATCTGAAAAGCTTGATAATATGTATGAAGAGCAAATCAACAAATATTTAGATTTTGTTGTTGAAAGCTGGTACAAAGAAAACGAAATTGCTATTGAACATGGCATTAAACAAGAACTGATGGAGAGTTTCGTTAGTGGTATGAAACAACTCTTCACAGAAAGTTATATTGATATGCCAGATGGTGAAGCTGATATTCTGAAAGAAGCTAATAAAAGATTAGAAAAAGCTGAAAAAGCTCTTGAAGAGTCGATTGA